CTTTGATTTTCACCTAATTCAATACAAAAATCATCTGTGCTAGCGTCAAATAAAATTTTGACTTTCATGCCATTACACTGCCACCACATTTTTTCTATAGTAGCTCCTGTGCATGCTTGACCTGATTGATTACTAGACAAAGCAGAAACGTCTACTTTTTTGACAGCACTTTCTCCTGACCCATCAGAAATATTGGTAAATTTAAATATAGCAGTTTTTTGGCCATCAACTAAGGTTTGTGAAGTTACTGCATCAGCCATATCAATCTCCTGTAACAGAAGGAGGGGTTTCCCCCTCCTAGATCAATTACGCAATTTGAACGTACTCGATAATAAATGTGAAAGAACCTGCTGTTGTGGCATCTACAGTGTTTGTGATGTTACAGTAAATAGTTCTTGCTGTATCCGTGTACTGAACAGAAGCAGGAGCGGTAGCCGCGTTCTGCGTTTGGACAACCAAAGTCGTGGTCGTTACGTTATGCACTACGACTGTAGTTCCACCATCAAGGATTTCATCAGTAATTGCCGCAACAATCTGTGCGCCAGAACTAGATGTACCAACTTCGTAACCAATATCACCTGTTCCAATAACTGGAGCAACGTCACAAAAGATTTTAATGTCGGTGATAATTGTGTTCGCTGGCTGCGTAAACTCACCAATAGTAGGACTATCACCTGCTGTGGTGTTTACTGTTACACCAGTAGCGTAACCAACATGCTTAATGTATTTATTGGTAAAAACACCAGTAGAAGCAACAGATGAGGTTTCTGTTATCGCACCTGTAGTGCCGTTTTTGTTGATAACTTTAAAACCGTTTTCAGAGCGCACTGCTCCATTAAAAGTAGTAGTAGCCATTTCAATCTCCTGTCGTGGCTAGTGTCAGCTGCGAAATGCGGCTGTCAGGATAAAATTACTATAAATGAAAAAAGGGCAACTCGCAAGTCGCCCTTTTCTTTATTTAGTTAAGACTATGCGCCTTTAGAACCAAATACGCAACGTGGGTCTGAGAACCCAAAGCTGTAACGCTCCCGAGCCTTAAACCGCATGTTGCCTGTATCGAAGTCACCTTCCATCTGGGTCTTAATTGGCGCACGTTCGAAGTGCTTTAGACCGTTAGGTGCGTCAGTCTTAATGAAAAACGCATCTGTGTCAGTAAGGAAATGGTTAACAACGTAACCGTCTGACAACATGCCCTTGCTACGAATAGCATTGACATCGTTATCAGCAGTACCGACTCTCAAGGTAGAAGCCATCAGCCTTTCTGCAACAAACTGAAGTGCAGGTGGGATAATTAGTTTCATACCACGAAGCGCGATTTTTAACCCACGCTCATCGGTAAAGCCAGAGATACTAATTAGAGCATCTTCTAGAGAGGTTTCGTTCAAATCCGCATCAGTTGATGGTTCGTTAGCAAACGTACCACCGCCTGAAAGAGGGTGAACAAGCGAACAAAGCTCAACACCATCACCACCAGTAGTACCAGAGGAGAAGGCATTGTTAAGGACGTTAGCAGCCTTAACTTGCTTTGTATGTGCCATTGAACGAGCCAAAGCGCGAGTATAACGAGACGCCAAACGGTCGTACAAGTTATCCTCAATAGCTTCCTCCGTAATAGAGAACGCTAGTGCAATGGTTTCGTGAGTAAAGCGAGAAGTGAATGACTCTTGCGCGTCATCAAAATTTACCGCTCCACCTTCATTTTTGGTTGGTGCGCTACCAAAACCAGCAAGCATTACTTCCTCTTCAAACGCACGGTCTGAAGACTCAGTATCAAAAATTTCTGCATGCTCGTTTTCATAACGATCATATTCCATGCCAAAGAGGGCGTTGAGTCCTGGCTCAAGTTCTTTGGCGAGTTGTGCTCTTGAAATAGGCATTAATCAACCCTCCTACTTAGTGCCAGTTGTTTGAGAATACGCATGCTCGTTAATTAAAACGTATGCATTCGTGTTAGCAGAGGCTTGATCGTTATTATCGGGATCCTTAGAAATACCAATAATACGAAGCTGTGCTGTGCCTGACGCTGTAGTCGCTGAAATTTCTCCAGACGACTTACCCGTTACTGTACTACCCGCTGTCATAGATGTAGTATCAGCGTTTGCGCCAACACTAGCCTGAGCTAATGTACCGTCACACTGTACTTCATATACGATTTTTGGATCGTCATAAACTTGAGCAACAATATCCGAAGCAGTAATGCTTCCTGGATAAAAGTTCTTAAACGTAGGCTTACCCGAAGTAGGATCAGTGTAACTACAACCTTGGAATACACCAACGCTATCGTCTGCAGTGTTGGTTCCAGGAAGAATATCTCCCCCACCACCTGCATCCATAATCACAAGCATGCCCTGAAAAATAGGGCCAGTTGCTCCTGACGCAATGACATATTCGTTAGTAGTAAAGTTGGAAACTCCACTGAGCATACGGACAGGTTTTAGTCCGAAAGCGGCATCTTTGTTAGCCATTTTTCATACCTTCCATAAATAAAAATAAGTGGCCTATTTTGTATTCGGACCACCAAAGGTTACACGAGATTGTCGATCTTTACTGATCGGCATTGAAGGATGCTGCTCCTTCATAAGGTCATTGTCTACAGCTGTCATTTGATCTGCCGTTTGGTTCTCAAAATATTCTTGACGACTTTCAGCAATTTCCTCAGGCACCTTTGCCAACATCAATCCTCCTACACCAATAACCCCCGCATGCTTACCGTCTTCAATAGTCGGGGCATCGAAGTCAGGATATTCCTCTGCGCGAACAGGTTCATATCCCTCACGAATACGACCAGAAACATTTTTACGGTCTTCAACACCGCGTGTTTCTGTACGAATCCATCTGAATTTATAGCCCTCAGGAGGCGTAGGTGCTTCAAGTGATGACGATGGACGCCAAGGTTTTCTGCGCTCTTGCGTTGAGCGAGTTTCAGCAGCGCGAGGAGTTCTTTTTGAAATTTCAGACATTTAAGCCTCCTTCACGTGTCTCGCGTATTCCTCGAGAGGAACGCCGAGTTTTTTAGCAATGGCCACTTGACTTTGAGTCAAACGAACAGTCTTGCGCCCAGATTTTACATTCCGAGAAGCAGGAGCGACGGTTTGGGCGGGTCTCCGCGCACTTCCTGATTTTTGTCCCTCAAACTTATGAGGAAATTCATTACGAAGCCTATTATTAATTTCATCATAATAGTCTTCTGACGAAGGGTCGTACCCTTCTTCTTCGATCAGTCTACGGTGAATTGAGAACGCTGTAAAGGTCATTGCTTCATCTTTTCCAAACCATTCGTTTTCATCCGCCCATTGTTTAGCTCTAGGATCAAGCGGAGCTTGAGGCTGAGCAACGGGTTGCGCGGGTTCAGGAGCGATGGTTTGATCAGGAGCTTCTTTTTCTTGAGCCTCTAACCGAGCTTGTTCTCTTAATACTCTATCGTTTTCAACGCTTAATCTAGCTACAATTTCTTGAGCATCCGCCATAGCGTCAGAGTCACCCTCTTCATAGGCTCCTTTTAAAGCTCTTTTTGCTTCAGCTAATTGACTTTTTATACGACCTCCTGCTTCGTTTACAAGAGTAGTATTTGCTTTTGAGAAGTTGGTGCTAAGTTTATCGTTATCGTCTTTTAACTTTTTTGCAAACTCGATAGCCGCTTGTTCGCGTCTTTCAGCTTCACGCATTTTATAAGTTAAACGATCAATACGTTTTTTAACACCTTCTGAATACTGTTCATGTTCTTCAGAAGACTCTTCAGCAGACGCTGCAACAGGAAGTTCTTCTGTTTCTTCCTCAACCTCTACATTAATTTCTTCTTTTTCTTCAAAAAGGTCTTCTTGTTGTTTTTCTTTTACTTCGGCCATTTATTTCTCCTATATCGACATTATATCGCGGGGATCGTTAATAGTTGCAATAATCTCGTCATCATTAAGAATCCGAGGCTCTGCACCATCAATTTTAAAACGGGAACCAGCATATCTACCAATAAGCACCCAATCGCCCTCTTTACACCAAGGACCATCTGGAAATTTATCTTTATCAGCATATGCATCGGGACCAAGACTAACCACATAACCTACATTTGTAGCAAGCCGATTACGCTCAACCGTTTCATCCGCAAGAAGAATACCACCTTTAGTTTCTTTAGATGGCGTATACGGGAGAATTAAGATTCTCCAACCCGTTGGTTTGGGGAGTTTATCCAAAGCCGAGGCTGAATCCTCATTTTCTTGATCTGGCAAAAATTGTGCCGCATCAAATCGATTTGGCGATACTGCGGCTAATGTTGCTGCAGTTCGGCGTTCCTTTTCCTTATCTAGGATGTGGTCAGGAACGAATAACCTTTTAGTCATCTTCGTCGTTCTCCAATCTACTTCGAGTCTCTCTCAAAGTTTGTTCAATATCGCCAAGCGCAGAGACTTGACCCATTGCGTGGTGATATTGCTCCATATTGGCAACACCGTTTGACATTAGCAGTTCGCTAATCTCTGCTTGTCGTTTTTCAATTTTATTTAAAAGATATGTAACTATATCCAATTAAAACGTACCTTTAAAATCTGTGCCTTTTACAGCAATACCGCCGCCTTTACAACGACGTGCAGCTAAAACTTCGTCACCGTCGTAATTTCCCCCACCACGACCGCCTCCAGCAGCTTTTCTTACTTTATTACCTTTAGTAGCACCTGCAATTCTATCTGCATAGGTGATTTCGTCAAAAGGTTCCGCTAAAGATGCAAATTTCTTTTGTTTATCGGTCATCTCTGATCCGCCTTTAGCACGTCTTTTAACGCCTTTATCTTTTCGACCCATAGCTTCTGCTAAATCAAATTCTAATATTTTAATTTTATCAGCATCTGTTTCGTTAGCTAACATTTCCATAATTTCTCTAACTCTAGTATTCATTTTAATTCTTCCTTGTCGCTAGGGTTACGTTAGCACGAAGTGCTGCAATATCCTCGTCTGAAGTTATTTCGGCCTGAGCTAATTCAGCTTGTTGTTGGAGTTTAGCTGCTTCAAGTTGAGCTTTTTGCTGATCAGCCATAGCTTTACGCTGTACTTCTGATTGTTGAATCTGAAGCTCTTGTTGTTTCAACATAACAATAGGATCAGATTGTCCTGTTCCTGCTGCTTGCTGAGCCATTTGACTAATCTGCTGAGTAGCCATTGCAGTAGCTTCTGCCAATGCTGCTTCTTGCTGCGGATCCATAACCATGCCCTCAGCAGGAATAGGCTGTCCAATAATTTGTTCAACCTGTTGCTTATACTTCATACCAAGGTGTTCTTGCATATGAGCCATTAATACTTGACTAGCAATCGGGTTCTTTTGTATATTCGGATCTTGTAAAAATGCCGAATGTGTAGCAACGTGAGCGTCGTGGTTCTGACTTTCAAACGCTTTTACAGGTTTACCTATCAAGGAATCAATATTCTCACTTACAGGGTCTTTAGGTATCGCTTCATCTTTTGGCGGAAGGATATCATCAATATTTTGTATCCCTAATGCTGAATACATACGCCTATACGCTTCGTGTAAATCATGTATCTGCGGAGCAGA